ATGCTTTTAGTCGAGTTTTTCAACGATGTTTATGCTCCCCATCGTTTGCGCGGCAAGTCTCCGAACAGCTTTCGTTTATACGAATTGACAATACGGCAGTTTCAGCGGACGCTCCAGCGTCCGCCAATAGTCGAGGATTTGACGGACATCAATGTTCTTCGACACCTTCAGCGCAGGCACGAAGTAGCGGCCGCAACACGAAACAAGGAATTAGCTCAGCTTTCCGCGCTTTGGCGGTTTGCGAGTCAACGTGGGCTTTTGACTACTTGGCCGCAGGTCAAAGACGAACCAGAACCAGAACGAATTCCAATTGCTTGGACTCGGAACGATATTGCAAAACTTAGTACCGCAATTGATGAACAGACGGGGTACTTTGCTGGCGTGCCGCGAAGCGTCTATTGGCGTTGCTTGGTTGCGATCTGTCTGGATACCGGGGAGAGGATTTCGGCAATCCGCGCGATTCAGTGGAGTTGGATAGATGGGCAATGGTTGATCATTCCGGCTGAAGCTCGCAAGGGCAAGACTCGGGATCGTCGCTACAGACTCGGTGTTGATTCTCAGGGGTGGGTTGAGCGAATGCGGAAGTACAGCCATGAAGAGGAGCTCTTCCCCTGGCCTTACTCACCAACCTACATTTGGCGAGCTTGGAAGGATGTCGTTCGGGCTGCAGGTATTGCTCCAAGTTCTGATCGAGCGTTTCATGCTTTCCGAAAAACCGTAGCCTCTGTCCTGAATCAAGAGGGGATGGACGCGCAGAACGCGTTGGACCATTCCGACAGGAGGACCACGCTTAGGTATCTTGATCCGCGATTCATTGAGACTCGCCAAACGTCGGACGCAATCAGGGACTGGACGCGCCGGCAAGCTTAGTGCTTGCAGTATCGAACAATGCAATTGATCAGACTAACGGGATATTCCAAGGAGCATCCCGCATTCGGGTTTTGTCGCAATTGCTTATAGGACTAAAATATGCAGCTTGTACCAACAGGCGATCCGTAAGGTGTTCGCACGTTCATTGAAGAACAAATGTATGCGAATCGAGACGAACCGGCTATCGTTTCGTTGCTCCCGCGATTTCTAAACCGAATTGAGCGCGAAGTAGCGACGTGGGAATGGGCTCCATGGCGAAGAACTGAACCAATTTCTAATTATTAGTCAGCCGATTGCGTTTTATCTCGAGCTTGTATTGGCCCACTAAGCTGCTTAGCAAATATAGCTAGCAACTTGCACGCAACTATCGAAAGTAGTACGATTGGCTGCCTCTAGATTGTGTTGTCCGCGGTTCAACCTTGGGCATTCCTATCAAACCACTTTATCCGCGGATGATCCCGGGATAATTATGAATTATCGCACACAATAAATGAACTTCATCCCGCCGACGCCATTTGCTAAATCCTTTACTTGCCCTCTTTGCGGTGCGATTGCACAGCAATGCTGGAGTATGATGACTTTCTTCGGGGGAGAAGTGAACTCAAATGTTGATAATCACCCGATACGTGTTGGCCATTGCACTCATTGCGAAAAACACACAATCTGGTTGGTGGACGAAATGCTATATCCATTCACCGGATTAGCACCACGCCCGAACACTGAGATGCCGCCATCAGTCCGCAAACTCTATGAAGAGGCCGCAGCTCTTTTCACGCGTTCCCCGCGCGCTTCTGCAGCATTGCTTCGCTTATCCATTCAGGTGCTCTGCGTTGAACTCGGTGAAAAAGGTAAGAACATAAATGCCGACATTGCAGCGCTTGTCAACAAGGGGTTGCCTTCCATTGTGCAGCAGTCATTGGACATTGTCCGCGTGACTGGCAATGAAGCTGTCCATCCCGGCCAAATTGACACTGACGATCCGAATGTCGTGGACTCGCTGTTTGAGCTCACAAATCTGATTGTTGAATACATGATCGCCATGCCCAAGAGAGTATCGGGGCTTTACACCAAGCTACCTGAGAAAGCTCGTGACGCGATAACTCGGCGGGATCAGACGAAGTCATTATAAGTAAGCGATGCACGAAGGTTTTCCGCTAACACGTGTTCAAGATTGAAGATTAATCGCGGGCGAACGACAAAAGATAGCCATGCTTGAATCGCATCCACACATTGAAAGTCCCGAATCCTTCACGTCGATTTGGCGATACATGACAATCGACAAGTTCCTGCATTTGCTAACGTCATCCTCACTTTGGTTTTCACGTTGCGATTACTTCGAGGATGGATGGGAGGGACGGTACTCCAAAGCAACATTCCAAACTTTTCTGAAGAGTTTCAAAGGGCCAGAAGAGAAAATCCATGATCTCTGGACTTCTTACCAGAATCGAATTAATGAGCTTCGTAATTGCCTGTACATAAGCTGCTGGCACATTAGTGAAGAAGAATCTGCGGCACTTTGGCAAATCCATTCGGCCTACGGAAAATCGGTTGCAATTAAATCAACTCTACACCGCCTGCGGGACGCCGTAGCAGATGTTGATCCGCCCATTTATTACGGCCGCGTCAAATATTTGGACTACGATACTGAAACAATGCCAATGCAGAATTTGTTTACACCATTCATGCGAAAAAGGCGTTGTTTCGTATTCGAAAATGAATTGCGTATGTTGCACTGGAATCCTGAATTGATGGATTTAGGCAACGATAGTTCTGAAACCGAGTTTCCTTCTGGTTCAAGTATTTCCGTAAAACTTGAGCCGCTTATTGAAACGCTTTACGTGTCGCCACACGCCGATAGCTACATGCGAGATACTATCGCACTTCTTATTGATAGATTTGGGCTCTCAAAATTAGAAGTCGTGCAATCGAACCTGTTTGCTGCGCCAATGTGAAGATTCTGATTGTAAATGAGTGCGCCCGGGCCTCGGTGGCAGAAGGATTGACAATTGACAATCATTTCCCGCGGCTAAGTGAGTCCGCCACTACCAAAGGCCTTCGGTCTTTGTCCGACGTCCCATTGCGAGCAATTTAGCTTCCGCTTTGTCGCGAACTTTTAGGCAAGGGGTATCCATCGGTGCGCCGGTGCGGGGGTTGGCTGCAACCGATCCATTCGCGGCGATGTGTACAATAGCGATCCGCTGGTTTGTCTCTCTGCTAACTCGGATCGAAGAGGAAGCGTTTGAAGGTGAATAGACTTCAAACTCGGATTCTACCTTCGATTGGTGTTTGTATTTCAATTTAAATGGCGCGGTTGGAATTCGATTCAGCATCACCTTATTTACGACAAAAGTAGAAGCTTGACCTTGAGTAGTAGTGGTAGTACTATTGGTTGGTGGTTGTCCTTTAAAGGTGCTGCCATGGCTGTTGGTTTGTTCGTAGGTGAATTGCACTATACGTCGATTGGTCCCGTCGTTTCTTCTATCATTTCAATCAGAATTGTTTGACAGCATGACACAGCATGAGTTTTTGGGAGGACCGCTGTCCGGCCTCCGAATTGATTATGATTTCGCTCGACCGACAAAGGATGTCGAGACTCTGACCCGCTATCCGAATCGCATAGTCCTTGATTACGACACGGTCGCACACCCTGCCAACGCTTGCGCTGATCCGAGCGCACCGGTCGCAGTTGGACGTACTAAGATTTCCGCCGTTTACGAATTCGACGATGAAACTGGAAAGTATAGCTTCGACGGCTGGTCTCTCGCGCCTGGGCTTCCCTTGCAAACTGACGACGAGATAAATTAAGTTTTTCCGGCTTTTTACTACCTTCCGAGACGCAGGCTCCTCCATGGTGTTGGTTCCTACGCCAGAATTGAGTACGGCGTTTTATGGTTCGCATTGTCTAAGGCAGGCTAAAACTCCGCCTCCTGACATTAGGCTACCATAGCCCCTCGGTCTTCATCCGGCGCCCCATTGCGAGCAATTTGGCCTCGGCTTTATCGCGAACCTTTAGGTAAGGGTTATCCATCGGTGCGCCGGTGCGCGGGTTGGCGGTCACTGCGCCGCACTTTCTGACGTTGGCTCGTGCCTCTTTGTACTCGCAATAATTCGCGGCGTATATGTTGGCCTCTTGCCGGCTGTTCCCCTGTTGTAGTAGCAGCGCGAACACGGCAGCGTGGTCTGGTACTTCAGGAAGTTCGGCCGCCTCCGCTTTGGTCGCTTTGGTCGCTTTGGTCGCTTTGGTCGCTTTGGTCGCTTTGGTCGGTTGCGTCTGCTTGGCTGTTGGCGTCTTTACTTTGCCCACGGTTTAATCCCTTCGAATGGCTTTAATTGATCGGCGGTGAATGATTCGGTCAGCTTGGTAGCGTCGTTGGCTTCCTTGCGGGACGATAGCCGCGGAAGGACTGGGAGGTCCTCTTCGATCTCGCGGACCAGGTCGAACGCTCCGTCCCCCTCCGAGATGTCGAATTGCTCGAATCGGGGGTTATAGTTTAGGTTCATCGAACCGCGGGCCAACACTTTGAACGCTTGACATTCTATCGTGCTGATCTTGGCGTGGTTCATGCAAACGCGGACGGCGTCGCGGCCGTAGCGGTCGCGCCATCGGGCGATCAATTCCGCGTTGCGCTGTTCGGCTGAGCGGTCAATAACTAGCGTGGCTTGTTCGATGATCGACTCGCGGAAGAAATACTCGAACGCTTCCACCTCGTATTCTGCAATGCACCAAGTCCACACTGATGCGCGAACGGGGCCGGTTGCTTGGCTTATTACGTGGCGAACAACGTCGATCATGGAGATTTGGCCGCGGGTGATCGCGAATAGCGACATACCCGGCTCGATAGGTCCGATGGTCTCGGCGGCGGTATGGAATCCTTCGACGGCTCGGGCGATTCGCTTTGATTGTCGGGCGGTTGGTTTGTCGTCGCTCGCAGCGAACAGGGACGGTTGGCGGCTCATTGGTTGGCTTTTCGTTTTGGTGTTAGGGTTAGTTGGAGTACGTCGCACAATCTCGCGGCGTTGCTGCTGCTGGTAGTCCCGCCGGACAAATAGCGGCGGATAGTATCCTCGCTAGGCTTTCCCTCGCAGAGCTTTGCAAGCGCGTACGGGGTTAGTCCCATTTGCTCGGCTCGCTTCGCAATCGCGGCTTGGAGCTGGTCGGCTGGTTGGTTCATTGGTTGCGGCTTTCGTGAATGGACTGGGCCTGCTTTCGCTGGTCGATTTGTCTAGCTTCATTGTGCCCGCATTTGTGCGGGTAGGCAAGGAATCTATCGACATTCCGGCGCTAGGATCGCCATATTAGCGATCGAACACCTAGACGCACCTGTGAGGCCGCGCGGGCCTCCGGCACCCCTCGGCGGCGGGGGGCGGTCAGATTGTGGCGCAGGGCCGGGACGTAGACCGCAGGTTAGGCGCGCACATTTTTGGCGCATTTTTTGGGGGGGGGTATAGGTTCGGGAAAAAAAAGCGGCCGCCAAATCGGCGGCCGGTCGCTGGTCGGTTTCGATTGGGCGTTACTCCAAATTCAGAGGCCCGAAGGCAACGCGTTTTTTTCGGCGGAAGTCGCCATAACTCGTAACTCCCACCGGCGCTTGGTCGCCGTCAGATTTTAGGTTGCCAATGTAGGGAACCTTATCCTTGATGAAAGCGTGGAGGACTTCGTCGCCGGGGGTTCGATAGTGGCTACTTTGGTTTAGGGGTTTGGCGTCGAATCCTTCGGTTGCAAATCGAATCCGGTAGGTCACCTTCCAAAGTTTTACCGCGTCCTCCACCACTTGGGTCGCGGCGATCTTAGCCACCAGCGCGTGGCCTGGGTCGGCTCCATAGAATTCATCCGAGTTCGAATGGTTCTCATAGGCTAGAATCGTCGCCGGGCTGAAGACCGCCTGGTAGCGTTCGACGGTTAGAACCGGATAGATTACCGGCTCCACAATTGGCGGATCGAATGGAAGGCCGGCCGAGTTCAAAACGTCCTTTGGTGGCGTGGAATAGTCTTTGTGTAGAATCTCTTCGCCATACTCCGAATCCCAACTGATGATCGGCGGCCGGGAGATTGCTTCGGGATAGTCGTCCTCATTTTCCTGGCTTTTGCTTCGTGGGTCGTTGTCGAATTCAACGCGCACAATCCAAACTAGGCTTTGCTTCGGGTCGCGTTTCGGCACCTTCCTTTTGCAGACGGCCGCGGAGTCGATTTCGCCGGCGTAGGAGTACGTCGATACTCCAACCCTTGGTAGGCCGACGGTCGACCATATCTCGATAGGCCCCTGGGTTTTGTTGTCGGCAATTACCAGATACTCCAACGAATAGCGGCGCAATAGCTTTTCGTCGCCGAGTTCTATTGATCCCTCTTGGCCGGCGGCCTTTCGAATTCCTTTGATTGTTGGCATTTATTTACCCTGCGTTTCCGACTTGTTGGGGTGGGGCAACCTTCGTTGCGATTAGCGCTAGGTGTTCGTTTACCTGTGTTAGCAACGCGTTCGCTTGTACTTGGAGCGGTTCCTTCTGTCCGGCTCGTTCATTGGCTCGGGCTGCGGAATAGGCCGCAACCGATCCTCGCTCTAGGGCTCCGAATGTCGGGGTATCGGCTTTGCGTTCGGGTTCCTTTTCTTCGCCTAGTCGGGTCGCGGCGTCGCGGCTCGCTCGCGCGAAGGTTTGGAAGTCGATCGCGCCGACGTTAAGTAGCTTTGAGAGGTCGGCAATTTCGGCGTTTAGCTGTTGTTGCGGTGTGGCAAACTGCTTTTGAAGTTCGGCGCCTTGGGCCATCAGTTCTTGGTTTTTCTCCAAGGCGGCTTTGGCGTCGGTCATTGCCTTAAACTCCCTTTGCTGCTCGGCCGTCGCTCCTTGTCGGGCTAGTCGCATCCGGTCGACGGCCGCGGCTCCATCTCGCAGCGTCTGGATTTCTTCGCGTAGTTGGTTTAGGCGTTCGGCCACTGCTTGCTTGTTCTGTTCGTCGGTGGCTGCCTTGGCGTCGGCGGCCGCTTTGGTTTTGTCTGCCGCTGCTTTCGCTGCTTCTTCTTGTGCTGCGATCGCGGATAGGTCCAGGCCTCCGCCTCCCTTGGCTGCTTGTGCCGCTTCTATCGCTGCGGCGCGTGCTTCGTTGATCTTCTCCAGGAACTTCTCCGCGCTTCCGAAGTCGAAACCTTGGTCTAGCGTTTCGAGGATTCCCGCAGCGTCTAGCGTCTTGGCTTGGTTCTGGAGCTTGCGAACCATGTCTAGCGCTTGGTAGATGTCGTAAGCGAACCCGGCGCCTATGGCGAGGTTGTCGATTACCGGTCCAATGGCTTGGGCGGTGGTTCTGAATCCGCTAGCCATTTCAAGAATACTTTGGTTGATGACAGTCAGAACGGGCGCGGACTCCGCTGCGAGTTGGCGGAATACTCCGGTTGATAGTTGCTTGGTTCGTCCCCAGGCATCGTTCGCGGCTTCTACTGCCTTGGCTTGGGCTTCGCTGATCGTGAGGCCCAGCGTTTCGGCTACTGCGATACTCGCGTTAATCGCGGCCGGGCCAGCTCGCAGCGTGTTCACATAGGCTGCGCCTTCCTCTTCGAATAGTCGGAAGGCTAGGACCAATTGATCCGACGGGTTTTTCATGTTGGCCGTAGCCGCTGCGAGTTGGCGCATTGCGTCGACCGGTCCAGCGCGCAGGAGGTCGCCGGAGTCTAGGCCGATGGCTTTTAGTTGGTCGTCGAGGGCGCCGCCGTTCCGCTCGGCCTCGGTCAATCTGATTTGAAGCTTTTGGACGGCCTTGTCTGCAATCTCCGCGCCTTTGCCGGTCGTCTCTTCGGTCAGGAGTCGGAAGCCAGCCAGCTCTCGGAATGTGACGTTAGCGATTGCCGCGCTCTTGGCTATCTTGTCGATTTCTCCCATCTGAACACCCACACCGCGAATCGTGACGGCCGCGGCTACTGCGGACGATGCGACCGCGACGAAAGCGCCGGCGATTGCTGCGCCTGTTGCTACTCCGGCGACCGACATTCCCCGTAGGGCGGTTGTGCCGGCGTCGGCCGCTGCGGGTACGCTGCTGATCTTCTTCGCGCTGCCTTCGATGGTGTTCCCGTCGTCGAAGTAGTTGTGCCGGCCGGCATAGGATGTTGCGGGGTTGTAGCGTGCAAGTCCGGTCGCCGCTCGGGAGGTGATGCGCAGTTGTCCGCTGTGCTTCGAAGCCGCGGCCATTCCGACGGCCGCGCGGAATGCGTCGTCCGCGAATGAGTCCATACTTGCGGCGGCGGCCTTCGTTTCCCTGGCTGTGTCGAAAGCGTCTTTAGCGACTTTTGCCGCTTTGGTGGTCGCGAATGCGGCGGCAATTGATGCGAAGGCAGTAGCGGCCGCGGTGGCACCTGGCACCGCTGCGAGAATGCTGGCACCCATGGCGCCCAGTGGTGCGAGCACTGCTTCGGCCGTTTTGCCAATGGCGCTAACGTCCTTGTCGAATTTCTTCACTCGGCCGGTGCTTCGGTCTAGCCCGCGGTCAAGCTTCTCTGTTCGGGCGCCAAGCGTGATGTCTAGGTTTTCGATTACGGACATTATCAGCTCGCCCCTGTTAGTGTTCGGATTCCGGCGACTAGTTCGCGCCGATAGATTCTCATTGCGGCCGTTCGCTTGGACTTGGCCGCGCGCTTCATAAACTTTTGTCCCTTAATCACTCGGCGGGCAGCGTTTCGGCGTTGGACTTCGAGCACTTGGTCGGAGGTCCTGTGCTTGCGTCGTGGAACTCCTAGGCTCTCGTTGGTTGCTCGCTTGCCTGCTTGCCAGCCGTATTCGATTTGGCCGGCATAGAAAAAACGGCCGTTGAACTGTCGGTCGTTTTTGTTGGTGGTTACTCTCGAGCCAATTTGGCGACGGGAGCGGGCCATTGAGCGAACTTTGATTGAGCGGCGCAGCCGGCCGGAGCGAACGGGCGCCAGTCGCTTGGCTTCCTCTTGTACTGGTTTCAATGCAACTCGGCTCGCTCGCCGAATTAGCGTTTTGGCTTTGCCCGATTTGAGCGCGTTCAATTTCGCGTTTAGCGTTGCCGATCCGGTCACAAGGTAGGGGGCCATTGTCTAGCCTCGGTTTCGTAGTCGATCCGTGGCGATGGCGTGGTACTCCGCGGACGACTCGCAGCCGATGTAGCGGCGGCCGCTTTCGATTGCTGCTAGTCCGGTCGTCGCGGCCCCTTGGAATGGGTCTAAAATCGTCGCGCCTGGCGGGGCGATTTCGACAAGCTCGCGCATTAGCTCAAGTGGCTTTTGCGTCATGTGCAGCTTGCCGTTTTGGATGGTCCTGTGCTCAAATACGCCCGGTAGGTAGACATCACTCGGCCTATCTAATTTGCCTGGGGCTCGCGCGTGGAGAATCAGCTCGGTTTGGCTTCGGAATCCGTTGCGGTTTGGCCTGGCTGCGTTTCCCTTGTTCCAGGTCGCGGTCCCTCGCAGTCCGAAGCCAGCACCCCCTAGGACTTCGATTAGGCGGCTTAGGCTTCTCCAATCGCAGAACATTAGGACATCGGCGCCGGGCATCGCTACGCGTCGCATTTGGTGGGCAACGGCTAGCATCATTGCCGACCAGGCCTCCGGCAGCATTGAGTCGCCGTCTAGCTCTGGTAGCTTCTTGCTTTCGCTGTTCTGGTACTTGGTGGAACTCTTCGCTAGTGCTCCGATCATGGTCCCAGCGCCGGACGCATAGGGCGGGTCTGTGATGAATGCGGCAATTGTCGAATCGTCGATTCGCTGCAGCATCTGTTGGGCCGGTCCGTGGTGGATTGTCCAGCCTTTACCCTTCGCCGGTTTCGTCTGGAGGCGTCGGCAGCGCTCGCACAATTTGGGGGCCATGTTTTCGGGTTTCCGTTTCGGCTTCGGAAGTCGTGACGATTGGCAAGAATGCCTCGAATAACTCCTCCGCGGTTTGCTCTGGTTGTGGTTCGTGGCAGAAAGCTTCGGGCGCGTTGCCGGACATTGCCGCGGCGTATAGGTCGGTTCGTTCGTAGCCGATCCGTTCTAGGTGGGAAAGCGCGACTAGCTCGGCGTAATCTATTGAGGAGATGCAACGCAGCCATGCGCGGCGGCTCGGGTAGCCCAGGGAGAGGGCTACCCGCCATTGCCACCGGCGTTCTCGGGCTGCGTCGCCGGCTAGTTTTTTTCTAGCTCGTCAATGTCGGCCTTGGTCAGTCCGTTAATTCGCGCGGCAGTGTTGAAAATGCGGCTCGCTGTTTTGCCGCGTTTCTTGCCGATCGTCTCCGCGGCTTCTACCTGGCGGCCGATAAAGGTTCGGTTGCGGCTCGCGTCGCAGATACAGTAAGCGGCGCACCATGCGCGGAAGCCGATACCATCCTCTTCGTCGCGTTCTCGCTTGTAGTCGCCCCAGCTCTGTTCTAGTTCGTCGCGTTCGTCGGCGGTCAGCTCAGCTACGTACACTTGCGAGCCTGCTTTCCATTCGTGGGTGACCACCGGCACTGCTCGCAGCTTGTCGGCGGTCAGGATGTCGGCGCCGCTTAGGATGTTGGTTTCGTCCAGCGTCTTGGGTTCGGCTAGTTTGGCTTCGGTCTTGGCTTTAAGGTTGCTCATGGGTTTGGATCCGGTCTTGGGGTTGTTGGGGCAGTTGGGGCCGTGTCAAAATGTGCGCGCCGCGCGTCGCGGTCGGCCCCAACGGTTTCAGGCTCGGCGCGGCGCGCACTGAATCGTGGTTAGCTGGCGATCGTGCGAGTTACTGGGGTAGTCAAACGCACTTCGACGGAACGCTTGATTAGCGTTTTTTTCTCGACTTGGTTGGGGGATAGTTTGAGAATCCGGCCGCTAAATGCGTCGGTAACTATCGGCGTGAACATTGCCCAGACGATTTCGAAAGCGCCCTCGCGGTCCTCGGGGTCTGTTTCATCGAAAAGCGCGTCGAGAAGTTCGCTATTGGTGTCGCCTGGTTCCCAGACGACTTCGAACTTTAGCATTCCTTCGTTGGGTGGGTCCGCGTCCAGAAAATCTTCGGCGTCGTCCTCCATGCACGTAACGTCGACTTCCTCGCGCGATCGTTCGGGAGGCGTGAAGTTCAATAGACAACCGATCGTTGTCCCGTCCAGTTTCAAAAGGGGCTTGTTCCCTAGTCTCTTGCGTGGCATTTGTGCCTCCGTGCGTTGGTGTTGGTTTAGAGTGGCAGAATGTAAACGGCGACTTGTAAGGCGTGGACGTAGTCGGGCAGTTCTTCGCCGATGCTTTGGAACGTGTAGTCGTCGTCGGCGTCTTCAACTTCGACTAGTTGCACTAGTTCGGCGCCTGCTTCACCTTCGAAGGCTTCGAGTGTTTCGATTATCTTCCCGACGATGGTTTCGGCGTCTTTATCGCTGACAATCTCGAACGTGTAGCGCTCAATTCTCAGCGTCTCGCTGTTGTCTATGTCGGTCTCTTTGTCGCGGCCGTTTCGGGTGTACCATACGTGAGGGAATTCCGACGGTTGCGGGATTTCCTGGTAATGCAGCCGGCCGGCTATTGCGGTCGCTAGTGTTGGGTTCGCCAGTAGTGCCTGGCGTAGTAGCTTGGGAATCGAAAAGTAACTCACGGGCGCCGATCCTCTCCGCATAGAATCGTTAATTCGCGGCGGCTCGCGTCGGGGTCTATAATCGCTTTGATTTCGAAGATTCGGCCGCGGTAGGTCAGCCGGTCGGTAGACTTGGCATCAGGAAACCAGCGAACGGCGATCGCGATAGACGCGTCCGCTGCTACTTGCTTCGCTTTCTCGGCTTCGCGGCCGCTTAACTCCTTCACCTCTGCCCAGCGCGTGGCGTATGTTTCCCAGTCGCCGGCGTCGCGTTTAGCGCGTCCTAGGTCGTCTAGTTGTTCGTCGCGGCGTTGGAAGCCTACGCGATGTCTAAAGCGTGATTGCTGGCGAACTGCGGTCATGGGTGGTTACTCGCACAAGTCGAAGGAGTCGAATTCGCCGACGGCCGCGGCCGAATCAATTAGGGCATCAATGCCTAGGGGGACGGTGTTAGCGCCGCCTAGAATCGCGCCTTCGCGTTGTTCGAACCACCAACTAATGAGCATCAGTAGGGCGCGGTTCCACTTCCTCGGGACCGCCTGGGGATCGGCCCAGCCGGCTTTGAACGAAATGCGGACCGCGTCGGGCGTCGCTTTGGTCTCGGGCCATCCTGCCCAGTCTTTGAGGGCGATGCGTCCGCGGTCGTCGTCACCTTTGCGAATGGCGATTTCCTCGGCGGCGATCGTTGCTTCCGATCCATCGGCCGCGGTGTAGGTGATAGATTCGACCGATTGGAGGGGCCAGCGTGGCAGATTAAGCCACTTTGAGCGCGGGAAGGCGTCTATTGTCATTTCCCACGTTGTGGTCGTTAGGCTGCATCCTGTGCGGTCTTCGAAGTAGCTTCTCGCTTCTTCCAGCAAGTCGGCGAGCATGTCGTCGTGCTCGTCTCCGTCTACTGAGCAATTAGCGCGGGCCTTTTCCAGGGTGACCACGTCTTCGTCCGCGTAGGCGGTCTTCCTGATTCCGTATCGGTAGCGATCCATCGCGGCGATTATCTCGGCTTAGGGTTTGGGCGTTGGTGGGAGCACTTTTAGCGTTGGGTTTCGCGGCGTGTGGTCGATCACGTATTGTGCCGCCTCGGCTCCGTTGATGCTTACGAAGTGGTCCTTCCACTTCGGCCGCGGCGGTCCCTCTTCGAGCGTCAAGCGGTAGCCGTGGACTTGTGCATCGTTCTTCCCGATGTCTTCTAGGTGCGTCGTAATCACGTCCTTTAGAAGGTTAATTTCGGTCTCTAGGGCTCGCGCGTCTGACTCAAGCGCGCTTTTCCTTTTCTTCAAATCGGAATAGCGGGCTAGCTGTTCTTTCTTTGGCTTTGCCATCCTGGCCGGCCTTTACGTTCGGGGCTTACTTGTTCCAACCGCGCGAGGTCGCGCGGTTGGGTGTGATTTCTTGCGGCTTAAATTGACAAGCTAGGCGGCGGGCGACTTCGCGCGGCGCCGTTTCGTTTTGGTTGGTGCGGCCGGTTCGGTGGCTCCCGCCTGGCTTGTCTTGTTCGTTGGCGTTTTCGCGTCAGCTTTCGCGACCTTCGTCTCCGCTTTGGCGGCTTTCGGCTCACTCTTGGCCGGCTTCGTCTCGGGCTCGGGCTCGGCGGGGTAGTGCTTTTCGGTTCGTCCTTCGTCCTGTTTGGCGTTGAACGGTCGGGCGTACCTCGCATCTAGGAAGCTCTGGGCGTCCTCTTGTGAGCAAATGCAAATATTGCCGGGCTGAATGTCGATCCCTGCACCAGCTAGTGAGGTCAACATGACGATTTTGGTTTTGGGCATTGGGGCCTCCTTTGTTGGGGTCGTCTATTGCCGCAAGCCGGCCGCCGATTGCTCGACGGCCGGCCGTTGGCCTGCGCTTCTAAGGGTTTGCGGGTTGGCTTAGGTCTTCTGCACCATCTTCTTGACGGCCGTTTGGGCGTCCGCGGTGGGTCGCATCAACTTGCCGTCAACTCGGATATATCCGAGGAAACCGATTTGCAGCTTTTCCACAAAGCGTTCGTTGGCGCGAACCACTCGAACATTCTTCACGCGTCGCAACTTGTAGTCGCTCAGGCGTCCGAAAATCGCTGTAATTTCGGTCGCGGCTACCGTGTTGGCCATGTGCTGGTTGTACGCGTAGGGCTTGTTATTGAGCTTGTCGGGCTGTCCGTCCCGCATGCTCTGCTGCCAGAGTTGGCGGCCTTCCAAGTCCTTCAACAATCGCAGGTACTTTAGAATGTTATCGTGGAACATATACTGGGACTCGTCGCGGTAGGCGGGGTCCACAGAGTGTTCCAATCCGATAATGTCGTCCAGGGCAATCGCGGTTTGTGCCGCGGTCGTGTGCCCGGTCGGTGCGTCCAGGGTGATACCCTTACACTGCTTGGTACCGTTTCCGGTCGTCGCCGATCGGTTGATGGAACGGCCGAGGCGTTCTCCCATCACCATGGCGAGAATCATTTCCATATTGAAAAGCGAATCTTCATCCAGCGCCATAGGAACCTTGATCCACTTGCTGTGCAGCTCGTGGGCGTCCCATGAGAGTCGCGCGAATGTCGGGTTTGGCTCGCCGATAACTTGGGTGTCTTCGCTTTCGACCGCAACCCAGGCTCCTTCGTTGGCGGTGTCGTCGACGATCGGCCAATGGGTAGCTTCTCCGTTCTGAGTCGTCAGCGTGTCGACGTAGTTTAGGAAGTCGCCGTGCGCGAGCATTGCCATTTCTAGCATGGTGACGAAACTTTGCGGCACCAATTCAGCGCCGGCCGCGCTGGTGTACTTCGACAGGGCTCGCATTTCGCCGTTGTGGGCGAATGCTTGGCGCTGTGCTCGGGTCATCGAATAGGCCTCAAGCTGTACCGCGCGGTGTTGTTCGGTCGACAGGAGGGGAATTTCGATGTTCGCCTGCATCGGATCGAATTTGTTACGCTGGCAAGCCGCTCGCATTTCGTCGTTGAGAATCTTCGGGTTCTGCGAGATCATGCCGACGGCTAGCCAACTGCGGAAGGCGAGGCGTTTGTCGTTCTGGCGTTTCGCGTACTCGCTGGCTCCGTCGCGGTCCAGGCCGGCGTCGCCGTAGCTTCTTTCTTCGCCTGGCAACTTGTCGTCAAGGCCTGGCCGGTTTCCGGTGCGTCGGCTCGTTTCTTCGTCCTCGCGCAGGGATTCCATGCGGGTCGCCATTTCGTCGTCGTTGCTGGCTTCGATTAGCGCCTTTTCGTTCTCGTCGTATTGCTGGCTGACCGCCTCATAGGCTCCGCGGGTTTCTTCCGGCCAGCCTTCTTTGCCGTCCTTTCGGCGCTCGTTGTAGTCGGTGATGTGCTTTCGAAGCTCGGCGCCTAGTTTCTTTTTGTTCGTGCGCAGTTCTTCAAGCGATAGCGTTTTTTTTGTCATGGTGTTTTACCTTCCTTGGTGATGGTATTAGGGGCCGCCTCGCAGAGAGGCGACGAGCTTGTTCTAGGGTTGGGCGTGAACCGTTCCTAACTCGTCGCGTATGGACGCCGACAAATGCGTTAGAGGCTGGCTCCCTGAGCCTTTCGGCTGTGTCGGCGTGTGGACGTCGAACCGGGGGAAGCCGGGTGCACTGGTCGGTAGTTTACCGGGTGGCGTTCCATTTCCCGCAAATTTAGTTGATGCGCTGGAGGCGTTCGGCTTTGAGCATGCCTCCGAGTTCGGCCGCCTGGTTGATGGTCGGCCGCTTCTGCATCGTTTTGAGGTTGCGAATGCACAGCGCGTTCGCGGCTCGCCTGGCTGCGGTGTTGGGGCCGTATTCGGGGCCATTGGTCAGGCTTTGACTGTGCAGGCGGCGCATGCCTACAACGTCGCTTGCCCAGTGTGTTTTGAAGCCTGCCAACGCCAGGCGGTTGTCTAGGTCAAAATCCATCGAACACAATTCATCGGCGAAACCGTTTAGGAGTTCGAATATCGCGCGTTTAATTGTTCGAACTGAGTTGACGCAACGGCCGCCGGGTACGTGGTGGAAACATACGCCCGGGAGGATGGTGTGTTCGGTTTGCCGGCGGTCCAGTAGGTAGGGGTTTTGCTCATCGGTAAAGTTCTGCATTGCTCCCGATGTTTGGGCGTAGTCGCTCCCGATTAGGGTTTGTAGTTGCTTGGCTAGTCGGTGCGGCGTGCTGATGTCGTCCGCGTCTTGGATCGCTAGAAAGTCGCTCGCGGCTTCGTGGCGGGCGATGCTGTTGGCTATGCGATACGGTCCCATTCTCCGCGGCGTGGTGTAAAGTCTCACTTCGGGGTCGGTCTTGGCGATTCGTACCACCTCCGCGGGAATGTCGCATTGATCGGCGATTATGTGCAGGAAAGTGAATACCCTGCGTTGTTCGAGCATTGACTCGATCGACTCCGCAGCGAATCGGGCGTCGCCGCCGTGGAATGGGATTACAACGTCGACGTTTGCGTTTAGTGCCGCGGCGGTGTCCTGGTCGTATGTTGGAAGATCGGGCGCGGCGTTTGGTGTTGAGCGGTATAGCCGGCGGGCTTCGGTATAGGTGAAGATTGCGCGGCCTAGCTTTTGATTGACCCAGTTGTGCGCGTCGACTCCCCACATAAATAGCGAATCTTTCGTTTTGGTGTTTGGTGGGTTCCGCTGCATATAGCGCCGAAAGTCGGCTTTGCAGGCGGGGCAACCGTTGTATTCGTCCAGCCATTTCCACACCCAGGCCGCGTCGCGTCCGGTGTACCGGTGCAACTTGCCCCAATAGCTCGAGCTAGCCGTGTTGGCGGTTCCGTCGGCTAGTTTGTGGGTTGTGGTTCCACAGTGGCAATGGAGCGGTAGAACACTGGAGCGGACTAGGCGGCCGCAACCGTCGCATTTAATCAAAACCAACTCCTACCGTGAACAACGGGGCCGGATCGCGTAGACATTCCCACCAGTCGATCTCTCCCGATTCGCCGCCGATTTCCTCGGGCTCTGTGTAGATGGGGTCGGGCGGGTAGTGGAGTGATGCGCCCATTTCTCGGGAGATGTAGGGGGCGGGCGCGTCCGTGATGTCATTACATGGGAGGGTAGCGTCTAGGCGGTAGGTGTCGGTTCGATAGACCGCTTGTTCTGGTCCCTGTAGCGTTAGGGAAACTTTCACTTCGACGAATGGCCGGTCGGCTTGGTGTAGTTCTTTTGCGTTGGAGAGTCGCAGAACGATTTGCGCCGCGGTGATTCCCCACCATTGCCAGCCGGGAGGCGCGAAGAATTCGTGCTCTCCGCATATTGGGCCTATCGTTTTTGCGGTAAACGGTGCGCCCCAGCCTTCTGTGTACTCCTTCTCGGTTTGGGGCTCGAAATGCCAGCCGGCGTTGCAAGCGTTTTTAGCCGCTATGTATCCGTAGGTTCTTTCTATCCCGAATGTGTCGTGGATAATTTCGCGGGTCTCTGGTATCAGCACCCGGCCGGCTTCTATGGTGCTTCCCCATGGGGCTATTGTGTAGCTGCCTGCTATCGCGCTGCAGCACCCGTCGCCATAGCCATAACCTCGCAGCGATTGTAGGGCGATGCTCGTGGGATGCTTTCCGCAGTGCCAGCATGGAAAGCAGTTACATTGGCAGGCCGTCGGCATTGGGTTTAATCCTCGACGTATTCGAAGGGCGGCGTGGCACACTCGGGGGTAACTACCATCCACCAGCCGTCCATCTGAACCGCTAGGCCTTTGCTTCCGATTACTTGGGCGTAAGCGGTATCGACGTAAGCGCGGATTTCTTCGCCTGTTGTGATTGCGCCGCCCGGTATCTCGACAACGTCGCCGGCGGCTTCGTAGTAGTCCCCTTCGTTGGTCATTCCGGCCGTTAGGGTGTACGTTCCCCAGACCACTTCGCCGCCGTCGCCTCCGATTAGCTGGGGGCGCCTGAGCGGTTGCGTTCGCGCTCTCGAAACCGTCCCCGGTAGGTTGGCGATTTCTGTTAGGCGTTCGGCCGTTCCTTTGCTATGGCCGTATGTGGTCGGTTCCGTCATGTTTTAGCCTTCGAGTTCCAATAGTCGCAGGCGCATTTCTAGCGCTTCATCGTCGCCGGCTCGCAGTTGGGCGTCGCGTTCCTGCATCAGGGCTGCGCGCAGTGGGTCAACGTCTCCGGCCTTCGGTGCCTGGCCATCGGATCGCGTCGAACGGCCGGCCGCGGTCGCTTCGTAGGCTGGCCATGTTACCGGGCCAACGTCGAAAAGGTCTAGGTCGTGGACGTTGCGAATATATAGCCATTGTCCGTTGTCTAGCTTTTCCTCTTCCCAGACTACCTTGCGTGTGATGAATGCGAAACTCGAACCGGTAACGTCTCCGCGGTCAAGCTTGGCGCTCACTCGCTGGTGGTCTGGGTCGCTCGCGTCGGCGTCGATCTCATACGCCAGGCCTTCTTCGGTCAACGATAGGCGACAGGTTCCAGCGCTCACGCGACCTAGGATCGCGGCCGCGTCGTGGTTGTACAATGCGCGGGCGTCGTGGTTCTCGGCAATGGCTCGATCGAATGCGCCCGGGTGGATGCGTTCGACCATGTCATCCCACAGCCAGTATTCGGTCCCTGGGGCGTCGGCTCGATAGTAGACGGCCGCAATGCCTTTAATCGGCGAGGTCGCGTCCGCTCGCTTTACCGCGGCTAGGCTGTTCCTGAGTTGTCGCACTTCGGCGCGGGCGTTGCTTCTTTGGTGCATCGTTGTTCGTCCTTTTGGGTTTGGGATGTTCCGCGGGATAATCCGCGGCGCTATTCGGTCAGCTTTTGGAGGCGTCCGAGCTCCGATTGGATATCTAGCTCGAGTACGTCGCAGGCGGGGCCGATCATTTCGCGAATTGTTGGTTCCTCTTCGGTCCAGATTGCCGCGCGTGCGTCGGTTGTTTTGGCTCGTTGTAGTTTGATGCCTAGGCGATTGGTCGCGCGGTCGATCGCTCCGCGGGCTAGGCTTTCGGCGGCCGCCTGGCGCGTGTCTTCGTCGGTCGTTTGACCGTCGATAGGTTCCAGGTTTAGCGGTCGGTAGCGAACGTCTCCGCCTTCGTATGGGTTTAGGTTCTCCCAGTCTCGCGTCTCGTTGGGACTCCATCGGCCGTGGATAATTCCGGTGGTGGCTATCTCGCTGCGTGTCTTGGCGTCTGCCCAGTTTAGCGCGTTGATGTTGTAGTCCAGAAACACTTCGTCCGCGTCGATCTCTTCCGGCGTTCGAAGCTTCGCGTTGGCCTCGCAGCGAATACCGATTAGCCAGTGGCTTAGCGTTCCGTCGTGGTAGTCGCGAATTGCCATTTCGTCGGCGTTGTAGCTAGTGGCTCCTTCGACGGATAGCCGGCCGGCCTTGATGTTGAACATTCGCGCCACTTGGCGGGCGTCTTGTTCTTCCGATTCGGTCAACTGTGCCTTTTGTGGATCCACGTTCGTGGAGAACCATTTATAGCCGTCGCGCAAAACCAGCGTTTTGAATGCGTTATCTGATCCTGAGAACTTTTCTTTTAGCTTGGCTTCTACTCTCTCTTTGCTTGCTACGCTTTGGCCTGGTGGTACTGCTAGGACTCCGCCGGCCATTAAACCGGATTTGAAGAACTTGCTCTTGTACTTCGTTTTCGCGAGTGCCTGGCCGAACACTTCGCGGAATAGTCCGACTAGGTCCATACCGTGTAGGCCGTCGATTCCCAGGCCTTCGATATGGAACACTTCGTCGGCTTCGAGTGAGACAAGCCGGCCCGAAACTTCCGTCATGTATCGCAGCTTCCCCCGGTAGCGATAGGGCGTGGTTCGGTCGGGTAAGAGGTTGTAGATTCCCAGCACTTCGCCGCGGCCGTTCTTGTCAATCCATGCGTAGCCATTGTTCCACAGCAAAGCGGAAACCATCAACCGGCGCCAAAACTTAAACGCGTTCACTTCCTCATTGGGCCGGCCGACTAGGTTTACATATTTGAAGGCGTGGTGCTTGCGGTCCAGTGTTCGGCCGCCGGCCTTTAGGCGTCGCCAGGTTCCCATGGGGAGCTTGGCAACGTCGCCCGATATCATCGAAACCGCTTGATAGACGGCCGGGATTGATAGGGCGGACCGTTTCGATACTTGCTCTCCGGCGATACTTTCGACACTCGAAAAGTCGAGGGCGTTTAGCGTTTCGGTGCTGATCGGGTTTGCCGGGTTGTTTAGCGAATTGTTGTCGCGTGTTTCGTTCGTCCTTGTGTCAGAGAGCACAAGTAGCGAATGGTTTTCAATGGTCGCGGTTGCCATGTTTGGCCCTTGGTTTGCGTTAGATTACTTCGACTTCGTTGTTCTCGTAGTAGTCGCCTTCGTTCTCGATTCCGGCGACGATGTCGCTCAAGCTCATAATCATGGCTTGGGGGCCGTCCACCTTCCGGTAGTCGCCGTGCTTCTGTTTGATTAGTCGCTTGTCTTGGTTGGCGTTGGTCCTGGCTTGTGCGTTTCCGATCTGCCAAGTTAGGACCGGGTTTCCGTCGTGTCTTAGATCGTGTCCGATAATCTGCCGCTCTACTTCGCGGATAATCGGGCCATATTGCATAATGGTCTGGGGGAACTCCCAGCGAACGGCGCCCGTTTCGGTTTCGAGTCGTTGGGTCATCCACTCGGCCTGGAACAACGGGTCGTAGAAGAATTTGCAAATTCCCCAACGCTCCTGAATTGCGACCAGGTCGTCGAAAATCACGTTGTAGTCAATCACGTCGCCGGGGGTCAGTTTGATGTGTCCAGCGTCCGCCCATTGGCGATAGGGGACGCGTTTAGCCTGGCGTTCGGCTTCTCGCTCCGGTAGCCAAAAGTGAGGAATTACCGCTATCGTCTGGTCGTCGCGCTTGATCGAAACAACGGCCGCGTTTGTGTCGCGAACACTCGCAAAGTCTAGCCCTAGGTATGCGGTAAGTCCGTCGCGTGCCTGTTCTGCTAGTTCGTCGCGGTTGAATGCTTCGAAGCAATCCACCCGTCGCGTTTTGCGGGCTGTTGCTCCTGAATCCCAGTCCTCGATTCCGCGCGGGCAAGCTTCATCCAGCCAGGCGTTCTCGGCAGTCAACCAAATATTTAGCCGGAGTCGCAACCAGGCCGGCCACTGGCTCGGCTCCTGTTTGGCCGCTTCGTAGTCTTGTCGGAAGGTCGAAAGCTTGAGCGGGTGTTCCTTGGTACTTCCTAGGCTCGGGTTCGCCTTGTGCCAGGTCTTCTCGTCGTGTGGGTCGTCGTCTTTATCTGCCGCCCATATTTGGCCTAGGTGGGCTTCGTCGACTTGTCGGCCGCTGTTTACCGCCTTCGTTTTTTCGTGGACGGTTCGGCATGCGCTCTGCATATCGCTTCCCGCGGTGGTGATTGCTGCGAACACTCCCTCGGGTTGGCTGGCGAGCATCCACTTCAACGCGTTGTAAAATTCAAACCCTTTCCACCGGTGGAATTCATCGGCTAGGCAATGGCCGTTTACTCCGTCCGCGCTGTCAGGGTCAGCCGCTACGACGCTCCACGAGTTGTCCCCGTACTCGATCGAATAAAAGCCTTCTAGCTTGCGAATGTTCGCTTCGCTTTTGAGGTTCGGGTGATTTCTTACCTGTCGTACTGCGTGCATCAGGCAGCGTTCCGCCTGTTTGCGGGTCGTCGCTGCTAGATACAGGTTGATTTGTCGGTCCCATGAGTCACCAAATAGTAAGTAATTGCCAATTAAGGAAAGGAGCGGAGTTTTGCCGGATTTCTTCGGAACTTCCAAATACAAGTATCTGAACCGGCGAACCGGATAGCCCCACTCGGGCGATTCTTTTAGCCATCCGAATAGCCGGCCGGTTGCGGTGGCTTGCCACTCCATCAGCCGGAATGGTTTGCCTTTCCAGGGGCCTTCGGTTAGCGTGCCGTATTCGTCCGCGAATTCCAGCCAGTGGTCCGCGCGGTATGGGTCGAAGTAGCAACCGGCGATAATGGCGCGTTCGTCGGCCTCTTCGCCTTCACCTTGGCGGAGGTACTTGTACCATCCGGCGCGTTTCGCTTTTCCGATCGCGTCGAGCAACCGGGTCGTTTTGCGTCGTGCTGGTTTGGGTCGTTTCTTGGCTGCTGGGCTTCTTGCCACTGTCGGCCGTCCGTTCGTCCGTTAGTACACTGGGAAGTAGCCGGCGGCTACTTCGACTAGTCCGCCCCCTGTGATGTCGAATAGATACCACCGGAGCGTTCGCCGCTTCGCTGTTGTGGTCCCGCTTAGGTTGACTGTAACGGTCGGCGATTCGCGGGCGATTGCTCCATTTTCTAGCGTTGCTACGTTCGCCGCGCGGTAATCTTGGATGATTAGGCGCAATGTCGATTCGTCTAAGTCGATCGCGTCGCCGGCGGCGTCCTTTACCGGTATTTCCACCGCTCCCTCGTGGCCTATGCTCAGGTGGATAGATTGGTGGGGGCCGCGAATGACGACCGCGCCGCCGGTGTTGTTCTCGGTCTCGCGTCCGAAGTTTAACCCTATAAAGCTTGCCATCGATTATTCCTCTTTATATCCGCCTAGTTGTTCCGTGGCGGGGTTGGTCAAGTCGGCGCCGCTTGGTGTTAAGGCTGTCTTTTCGGGGATGATCTCGGTAGTGGTTCCGCGTCGGTAGGTTTTGAGTTTGAGCACTCCCCCGTCGGTTTCGAGGACTTGGTCGGCGGCGGCAATGTCGGCGGCCGTCTCCGCGTCGGTGAAGGCTTTGGCGATAACTTCGTCCGCCTTCATCGCGGCGACGATATCGGCAATTAGCGGTTCGTTGTCGAGCTGCTCGGTTCCGATCGTGGCGAACGTCGCCGGGCTGGTGAAAGCGCGGCTTAGTGTGTCGGTGTAGGCCTTCGGGAGCGTTCTCTCGAAGATTCCAATTAGGCTGAGCGTGCCGGCTAGCGGGTAGGTTGTGCCGCTCGGTTTTTCTTGTCCTATGGTGTGGTAGGGAGCGACCGCGGTTGACATACTAGCGCTAACACTTGCCAGAACCTTTTGCGTCTCTCCTACTCTGTTTTTGAGTCGTTGCGCGGTGTCGAATCGGTCATATTCGCCATAGAGTAGAACGGGCTCATTCTGCGGGACCGCTATGTCTGAGGTCAGCGAAACCGCGCCCGAACTTAGAATTGCGTAGAACTGGAAAAGCCCGGTCGCCGTCGTGATTCGGCTGATAATGCCACCTTGGCCGGCGCTGTTGTTGCTTAGGATTGATTGTTGGAGTGGGGCGCTGGTGTGCGGCTTCCAATTGACAATGGCAAGCATCGCCACTCGAAAGGAATTTTCGACGGCCGGGCTTATCAGCATTTTGCTACTTACGTCTGATCCGACGGGTCCGAATTTGATCCCGCCGAACGTCGCCTCGGTGTCCTCCTGAGTGTTTAGGACTGTTAGCGCTTTACTGCCTCCGGCCGCGAAGTTTACGCGATTCGCTCGATTGTCTGCGAGTCTGAGCGATCCGATATAAAGGTTAAGCGCTCCCATTCCCGCGGCGACTTCCTGCGGTGATTGGAGTTTGTCCTCGTTTTTGTCGGTGTAGTAGACTCGAATAACTCGGTCGGTGGTTCCGTCCAGCTCTAAGCGCACTAGCAAACCCGCGGCCGGCCTGGCCGGGTGTTGCAACATGGCCAGGGTAAAGTCTTCGTAGCCTTCATACCGGCCGGCTCCCATCCAAAATAAATAGGGCTCTACTCCGGCCACTCGGCCGAATGCGAAGTTTGGCCGGAAGTTGTGGGCTAGGCTTCCTGATGTTATTTCCTGGAGCTTTGCCCATGTGGAGCCAGTACGCTGCCAAATCTCGATTTCGCGAATTCCGGCCACTTCGCGGGCGACCGCTATTTTGCTTGCGTCGAGCGGGTCGAACACTGCTACGCCTGGGTAGGAAACGGACGGCGAATAGTGCGATACAAGTGGGCCGCCTTCGTCCATCACTTTGACACTCGACCAGGTTTCGGTGTCGGCGTCGTAGGTCGCGTGGTAGAGGTCGTGGTTTCGTTCGTCGTGGTTTGGGTAAACGTAATAAAGGGCGTGGACGACTCCTTCGGCGTCCTGTGTGATGTCTCCCACCCACCGCGAATCGTCGCCTACATCCGTTGCGATGATGCTAGACGCTCCGTAGTCCGTGTGGACGATCGGGAGCGTTAGCGCGTCGCCGTTCATTTCCGCCCACCCGCTCCCGCTGTTGTACTGAAGCGCGTAGATTGGCCGGTTGCCGGTCAAGTCGAGGGCAACACCCGCCGAGTCGTTGGCAATAAAGGAATTGACGTTGTTTTCTTTCTTCGTGCAAACAATTAAGAATTTATCAACTCCATTCGTCCAGAATCGCGGGTAACACTGGAAGGTTCCATGGTCGATAAAGTCGACTTGCGCAGACCAGGTTGCGCCGTCGTCGGTCGACGTAACGTAGTACCAGGCGTCGGCACCATCGTGGCGGCCGAATAGATAGATTTTGTCCTCTCCGCTTAGCCTCCATAGCTGCGTGTAGGATAGGATTCCCTCCACCGTGGGCGTGATTGAATATTCCGCATCCCATGCGCTGCCGTCGTTGGGGTTGGTGGAAACTCGGAACTTTACCGTGTTCCTTTCGTTGTGCTCGCAGTAGGCCACCAAATATCGGCCGTCGGATCGAATGCAAATTGACGGGTTGTTGTGGTCGTCGCCTTCTAGGTCGGTCGTACTTAGGAGGATATCCTGTTGCGTCTTGGTGTCGTGGTTGTTGATGGAAATGTGCCGCGCCCCTTGTTGGTTCACCCATCCGGTGAGCGTGTTGTTCCCAACGGGGTCGTAGACTGCAACGGGCTGAGTGAACCAGGTCCAGCCGCCGTTCGATCCGCAAATGTGGCCCTTCGGAATCAAGCAGGCAGGGACGGGGGTTTCTCCGTCGTCCTCGGTGACGTATACGTTTCGGCCGGTGGGGAAGACGGCCGCCTGCAGCTGGGCGTCGGTGCTTAGGTCGATTGGGAAGATACCATTCGCTTTGCCTGCTTGGATGCTTGCCGGAATCGTTACTCGCTTGAATCTTCGGCTCATTATTCTTTGCCTTCTTCGTTTGCGTATTTCTTCTGCGCGAATTGAGTTAGTGGGGAGACTCCGCGGGCTTTTACTCCGCCGTGTTTTCCTAGTTGGGCTAGTGCGTTGGGTGTCAGCCCGAATTTTGCCCATAGCTTTTGAAGGTTTGCGTTTGCCTTGTCGCGCTGTGTGACTTGTGGCGTCACTTGTTCGTATCCGCTGTTCGTCGTGAAGGTCATGCGCGAGGGGTCCGCCTCCAACCATTGGCTGAGCGTGCGATACTCTTGCCAAGTCTCACAGAGCACTCGGAACGTGTCGGTGTGTAGCGGTGTTAGAATTCCGAGTTCGACAAGCTGGGGCGCTAGGCGTTCCCAATAGTTTCGCGCGTAGGGGCCGAGATCTTCTGGTGGTTCGGGTACTTCTGCTAGGGGCTCGCTTTTGGCTTCGGTTTTCGGCTTACGGCCGCGGCGTGTCTTGGCCATTGTTGGTGCCTATTGTCCGGCGGCGGTCTTCTGATCGTGGCAGCGCTTGCAGAGTGGTTGCCAATTGGATTGGCGCCAAAATAGCGCCTTGTCGCCTCGATGTGGGATGATGTGGTCGATGATGGTGGCGGCGATAATTCGGCCGCGTTTCTCGCATTGCCGGCAGGCCGGATTGTCAGAAAGGAAGCGGCGGCGGGCGACTCGCCAACGTCGATCGTATCCGCGTTGCGTGGAGTTGGGCCGCCCGGCCGCTAGTCTGTTTGCGGGATTGCTCCCGCGTTGCTTCCTTCGGTCAAATCGCTTCGCTCGCTCGGCCATTACTCCGGCTTCGGCCTTATTCCGGTGGCTGTCTCGAGCAGGCCTTCAAGGGTTCGCCAAAATTGAAAATAATCCAAAATCGGGTTGAGTAGGTCGGACATCACGCAATAGCGAATCGCAAACGGGCTGCGATGGTGTTCGGCGTGGTGCTTGGGGCTTTGGAGGATCCCCGTTTCTTGGATGGCAGCAATTAGCGGCGATACCTTTCCCTTGTTGTGCGCCCAGGCGTGTATCTCGTTTGCCTGGCTCACGAACACGAACACCAGGCCGACGGGGTGCCAGAATGTAAAGGCAAGGCCAACGGCCGCGGGTACTATCGTCGTCCAGTTTCGCGACCAATAGCTTTGGAATAGAAAAGCGGTCGGTTGCTCATGGTGCAACGTGTTAGGCTTGGCGATGTACTTGCCGACAATTGGCCAAGTCTCGTCGAAATAGCGGTCTTCTAGCCAGTGCCAGAAGCCCGCCAGTAGGTCGGCGGCTAGATAGCTGGCAACAATCCAGCCGATTAGATAAAACACTTTTCGAGCTCCGTCTCGTGGTGTGGTTTCGGGTGGGCTTAGATTTGGACTTTGTTTTGTAAGTTTTTCAAATACAGGTAAGCCAGTCCCGCCAGCACGGCTCCGAGGAATGCAAACGCGATAGCGGTTTTAATCCTGGAGAGTAGGCCGCCATTTGGTTTTATGGGGAGCAATTTCCCATCGTCGTTTGGCTTTCGATTCAACAGGCCGCAATCGTCGGAATCTTCGGGAGCGTCGGGGCCATCTTCCACAATCGAGTCGATAACGTCGCTGTCGGTCTGTCCGCTCGCGTCGTTGCTCGCTAGGTGGTTGGCCGGGTGCAAGGGGCTTGCCGGGTTTAGCGGGTTCAGCGGGCTGGCTGGGTTCGCTGCGTCGAGTAGGTCGAAGCTAGCCACTGCCAGCAACTCGCCATTGAGTCCGCAGGGTACTTGCTTGACTGTCGCCACTTCCTGGGCGTAGTCCGGTAGCATTTCGTAGCTCTTGGGCATTGCTCCTCGCATCGCGGACAATAGAAACGGGGTCGATTGGCCTAGGCCTTCGCCACCGCCTCCCCATGTGAGCAATCCAACAACGCGCGGGCCGTCGTCGGTGTGGTCGATCACACTGGAACCGCTCCGGCCTCCGATCGCTTCCGGCAGCCATTGAAGCACCTGGCCTTCCGATCGCGTCAAGCTGAGCACTTGCATACTAGGCCACTCGCAGCGCGGGCAACCGTAGGTGGTGACGGGTGCGCCTTTCTGCGGGTATCGGTCAGCTAGTGGGATCGGATCGACTTTGGCCGCGAATTCGGCGTTGCATTTCAGGAGGGCAAAATCGACCGACAAGCCGCGGCCATAGCCGGCGGCGATAATCGCGCCGTTTCCCTTTTCGCTGGTTCCGTCTGGGTTCCACCGCTGGAGACTTACAACCCGGCCGCGCTGTGTGCCGGCTACGTGTGCATTGGTCAACACTAGGGCATTGCCGAGCGAGTCGCGGCCGACCACGGTTCCTGATCCGCAAACACCCGATACAGTAACTCGGACCGTCGCGGAGATAAGGCGGTCCATTCGATTACCGGCGGCCGCTTCGTTTCGGCCGCTTGCTCCTGTGATGTCGACGGGCTCCCATAGCTTCTCAAGAATCAATTCGTGCTGTGAGCATGGGACGTCGACCAGGCTACGGCCGGGGCCGGCGGGCGTGCTGTAGGCGGGTTGCGCTCGAATGGTCGGTTGTGCCTGGCAGTCGGGACCGGTGCAAATGGTCGCGGTTTCGGCCTGGCAGTTGGGACCGGTGCAAACGCTCGGGGCATGTGCTGCTGCTTTGGCTTGTGCTTTGGCTGCAAGCCGGGGGAATAGTTGGGCCTCGGCCGGAGCGGGGCAACTGAGAAGCGCTAGCACTGCCAGCGCGGCGAACATCGGTCGCATTGTGTGAATCCTTCACAGTGAGAAATAGAAACTTAGGCCGTCGCGGCCGTCGATCTTTTGCGATAGGATCGCGCCTCGCACAATAGGCAACAATTGCCGTTGTACAGTTGCCGGCAGAGTGGGCAACGCTTGGTCGCTTTGCGTTTCGCGTGGCGGTATGCGCTCCCTCTCGACACTCCGAGGGCGTCGACAATTTCTAGGAAGGTTTTCCCGTTGCGGCGTAGCTCTCTAATCCGCTCGCTCTGTTCGCTGCTCAGTCGGGGCTTTAATCTCCGCGTGGCGTCCGTGCCATGTTTAGCGATCCATCGCTGCGCGGTTGTTTTGGATATCCCGATTCGGGCGCCTGCCACTTCGAAGGTTGCGCCCGATTCAATTAGCGATTTGAGGAGGGGGAGGTAGCTTGGCAATTCTGCGGCTTTCGTGGCGTCCGATACTATCGACGTTAGAAGCTCGCAGTTTAGCCCGCCGCGTTCCATTTCCCGCTATTTGTGCGCGTTTTCCGTTTTGGTTCGCTCAGTAAACTATTCCTACTGCCGCGCATTCGGCGCGTATTTCCTCCTCTGTTAGTCCGCGTTTCCTACCATTGAGAACGATTCGAGAACGGTCGAAAAGTTCGCGTTTTTGGCCGTCGGTCAATGCGTCGCCGCGCCCGGTTCTGATTGGTTTGGGGCTTTCCGCTGGGTCAGGCTCGGGCGTGCTTTGCCCGGTTAGCCAACGGTATAGCCAGCCCGCTGTTGGAGTTCTTCCGGTGTAGCCTGGTTGGTTTCGCCGGCGGTAAGTCTCCGTGAGTTCGTGGGCTTGATCGAGTGACAATCCGCGGCTTTGTGCTGTCTGTGCAGCTCGTCGCGCTCCGGCGTCACTCAATCCACAATCAATCAAATCACTCACCACCACTTCCCAGGTTCTCGCGTCCGTTTGGGGTTCGGCTCGTTGGTCAGGCTCTGGAGTGGTGGTGGTTTTCTTTTGTGGTTTTCCTTTGTGGTGTTCATCGGTCACAGTGACCGATTGCCCGGTCAGGATGGCCGATTGCCCGGTCAGGATGGCCGATTGCTCGGCGGGAATGTCCGATTGGTGGCGGGCACTTTCGCGGGGCAATGTTTCGGGGTTGGCGTCGCGTAGGAATGCTTCCCAGGCAGCGCGGCGTGCTGGTTGCAATAGCTGAAGCTCGGTCCACACAATGCGGTAGTGATTGGTTCCGCTCCGGCCTTTCTTAACGTCCACAATCAGCAGGCTTAGCGCCTGTAGGGCTTCGGTCGCTCGCTGGATGGTTTTCGGGCTTAACTTCGTTTTGGTTCCTATCTTTTGCTGTGAGGGCCAGGCGACCGCGTTTTTGCCCAGGTGGTCATTGATCGCGTTCAACACGGCCGCCATTGCGGCGGCCGATACCGCGGAACCGTCGCGGGCGCATGCTTTCGGCAGCTGTGCTTCTGTGATCCATTCGCGGCGTTCCGCCCACGTCCAGTCCATTTCGGTTTGCATCCTTGCGGCTCCTTTCTAAAAGAGGGTCGGTTGTGCGTTGGTCTTGGCGTCGCGTCGTGGTGCCGGCTCGGGCGACAACTTTAGCCATCCTGAGCGGTCCCATACAACGACCGGCTTTCCAGTTGGCGACTTGTTCGGCATGACTGCTAGGCCCCAGGGGCTGTTCGGTCGCACTTCGTGCGGTGGTAGGAAACGGCCGACGGTTAACACTCGTGCGCGTCCTGAGCGTTCAACCTCGGCCACTAGGGCGGCGGCTTGTTCGAATGTCATAGAACCGCCTCGTAGAACTTGGAGGATAGAGGGACATTAACCACTAGCCGGAGTAGCCGGCGGGCTTTTGCCAATTGCTCCCGATAGGCCAGCAGTGTTCGCCGCTGCTTGTCTTGAATCTGTGCGGCGAATGGGGAGCGGTAGAAGTCGTCCAGCGAATCGAATTTTGCCAGCAGGATTTGCGCGGCCTTCGGTCCAATCCCATCGCAGCCGGCTATTCCGTCGGATTTGTCACCGGTCAAGGCGCGATAGTCCACCCACTGATGCGGTTCAACTCCGAATTTGATTTTCAATTGCTTGGCGGTCAGTACGTCATAGCTTAGGGTTAGCGGCGTCGGTCGCTTTACCGCGGTGGCTTGGGATACTTGGCCGGCGACCAGGCATTGGTGCAAGTCTTTATCGTTGGAGTAGATTAGCGCCTGTTCGCCTTCATCGACGGCCGCGGCCGCGATGGTTGCGACGATATCGTCGGCCTCATAGCCTGGGCATTCGTACGACTCAAACCCGATAGCTTGGGCCTCGGCTTTCACTTGATCTAGTCCCGCGTTGAAGCCGGCCGGCTTTTCTACGCGGCCGGCTTTGTATCCGGCGAATAGCTCGTGCCTAAAGCTCGGCGCGTCCCAGCAGACGACCGCGCGTGTGGCTTGCATGTTCTTCCGCACATCTTCAAGCCGTCTGAGTGTTGCCAGCGCGGCGCCGTCGGGATTGACGAAAGCGTCTCGGGCGTAGCAGTTGTTTCCGTCGACAATTAGCCAGGTCATTCGCACGACTCCTAGGGGTTTGTTTCTTCGGTCTCGATCCAGGTAAATTCGTCCGCTGGTTTCTCTTCGATTTCGGCTAGGCATTTCGCGCAGGAGGTCGCGCGGTGTCCGAAGTGTTTCCAATGGGCGACAAGCTGAACACCTTTCACTAGGTGGTCGGCTGGTTGCTCGTTGCATACTTCGCAAATGGCGTCGGTTTCGATTTCGAAGGTTCGCATTGTGCGTACGTTCCACGGTCAACGGTCTAAACGACGTTTCAAACTTGGTAGGTATGAACTTTGTGTAAACTTCATACCTGCAAAATCGGATTTTCTAATCCCGCGGCTATGGTGGCTCGTCGCTTTGGTGTCTGGAGTCGCGGCGGTGAGAATGCGGCGCCCGTCCTCTCGATCCGATCCGCTGGCCGGCGGATAGGGTACGCGAGTAGGCGCGCCGCCCGGTGTCTACTAGGTGTAGAGTGTTAGCGACAGTTGCGCGGCTTCTTGCTTGCGAATGTAGACTTCGGTGGTTCTGAGGCTCTTGTGACCTAGCAAAGTTTGAACTGCGCGAATATCTAGATTGGCGTCGGCTTTGACGGCTCGCATTGCTTCCTGGCAGGCGGTGTCCCTGAAGGAATGCGACGAACAACGAAAGCCATGCAGCTCGCCAAGTTTGTTGGCAACGTCCCGATTGAAGACATCGGTGGACATCGTCCGGCCTTCTTGGTTCGGGAGTAGGTATTGGCTGTCTTGCATTTTCTTGAACTGTCGGCGCCAGTGTGGCGAGTTCTTCGGGTGGATTGCGGCGGCGCCTAGCGCAGCGTGCCAGGACATCGTGCAAGCGACTAGATAGGGGTCGATTCGAACGGAGTGGACTGCGCCGCGTTTGGAGCGGTGAATGTCGATTGTGTCGCCATTCACATCCGTAAGCCTCGCGTTTGCAATCTCGTTGAACCGTCCGGCCATCGCGGTCAGCCATAGGATAGCCAGAGCGTTTCGCCGGGCGATAATTGAACCGCTGCCCCATTTGGGCAATACTTCGTTCGGCTTTGGTTTCGATTGGCAAAAGTAGCCGGCCCAGGCCATGTCCCAAACATCTAGAAAGAATCGTTGGCGTTTCGCTTCGGGTATCGGTAGCGATGCTTTGCGTACTCGCTTTGTTTCCGTCATGGTTCATCGTGCCCCCTTTAGTGTTTCGAGCATCGCTAGGCCTTCGTTATCCAAAGTTCCGCGGTTCGGCCGTTGCTTTGGTTGCGTGCGTCTCGGTTCGATATCCGCCAGCCGCGGTATAGGTCGCGAATTAGCGGGGCGTCTCCGTATCGGATTACAACGGCCGCTTTGCGAAAGCGTGCCAATTGTTCGGCTAGCTCGGCGTGGTCTTCGAGTCTGAAGGAATGGAGGTAATTGTCTCCGGCTCCAACCCAGGGAGCGTCGCAATAAATACCGCAGGTCGCCGAGTCTTTCACCTTTGGCAAGAGGTCGCGGAAACATACGGATTCAAACTCGCAGCGTTTGAAATGCTGCGCCCATGTGTCAAGGTCGGCCGCAACGGAAACCAGGCGGCTCGCGTTGTTTCCTCCGGTGGCGTCGCGGCGGATTGATGGCATGGTTACCTTACCTTTCGTGCCGCCCTTCCCTTTTCGTGGAATCCAGCACTTCACCCAATAGGCCCAGGCGTGGAAAGCTTCGCTATATGGCTTTGTGGTCGATTCGTGGAAATGGTCGAGCATCCCCACTGCAAGGCGTATTTCGTCGGGGTGGCTGAGTGTCATTGCGCAGCGGTCGAAAAGTTCCGTCTGCGCTGCTTGTCCGTGTAGCCCCTTTACCACCCGATAGAAATTGATTGCGTGGTGGTTCAAATCGTTGGCGACAATTCCGCGGACGGTCAGGTGGGGTAGGATCGACAGGCCGCCGGCGAATGGGATGGTAACGTGTCTGCATCCGTTTAACTTCGCTGCCAGCTCGGCGGCGACTTCCGAGTCGCTTCCAAAATAGGAAAGGGCGGATTTAGTCGCTAACTTTTTGGAATCCGTTCGCATTGTTTCACTCGTCGAAAAGTTCGGTTTGATTTCGGCCGGCCAGGGCAATGTCTAGCGCGGTCGTTAGTGTTTTGATTTGTCGGCGCCGCTCCACTGCGGTAAGGTCCGCGACTTTCCGACGGTCCAACGCTCGGATTTTTTCGACGGTTTCAACAATGGCTTTGAGCGTCTTGGTTTCGTGGCTGGTGGCCTTGCCTTCGATGCGGCTTCCAAGCTCTCGGATTAGCGGAATTGCAAATTTTCGCGCCCACTCGGGCGTCCGGTCCATGTGGGCCGTCGCCTCGCACGACTCCGCTAGTTTGGTCAGCTCTTTGTCTGCTAGCCAGGCGGCGGACTCTCTTACAATCACTTCCGCCTGGAGCGTCCAGAATGTTTTGGTGCTCACTTTGTTTGCTCGCTGTATTTCACTATCCCCGGCGCCACGATTGGCGCCGGGGTTCCTTCCCGGTGCCACAATTGGCGCCCGGGTGCTTCCGCTGTTCGCCGGTCCCTCGCTCGGCGTCCAGCGTCCACAATAGGCCGGGCGGGAGTCGAACCCGCGCCACTGGTTGGGAGTCTAGGGGAGTACGTTTCTTCGAATTCTGCCTTTCGGCTAGGATCGCGCCTCCCCGCCCAGTGCTCTAACCTCTAAGCTACCGGCCCCCAATTGCTAGGCCGGCACGGGCTTGTCTTCTGGTCCCTGCAATCCCTCGGCTACCGGTCCGTGTTCGAAGTTCGGCACCTCCATTACCGGTGCCTCTCCGATTACCTTTAGCCGGGCTATGTCGATCCAATAGCAGTTGTTTAGCTTTCCGTCTTCATCGACTTTCGGCCGAATCAATACCTGGATACAGCCGTACAAGTCGAAGCAAACAGAGGTCGCCACTCCCTGGAGTTCGGTTACTTTGTCCTCGCATTTGAAGCCGAGAATTTTTAGGTGTTTTGCAATCATCCAATCCATCCATTCGAAAAAAAAACAACCCGGCGCCCACGTTGGGCGCCGGGCTCACTGGGGGGCTCGTGCGAATCCCCCCAGGACCGCTTCGGAAACAACCCGGCGCCCGAAGTGGACGCCGGGTCTCGCATAGCGGGGCCAGTCCTACCGGGGCTTGCGCTTAGTCGGCGGTCTCCCCCGGCTCTACCGCTCAGCAAACCTAGGACGCGTGAACACATCACGCATAGGCCCCTAACAGGTGTTTCTAGGTCGCCACCGTCTCCCCGCGTTTCTTCGTGATGTCACCGCCGGCTCGTTTGATCGCGTCGAACACTTCGCGACGATGGACGGCCGTGTTCTTCGGGGCTCTGATCCCTAGGCGGACTTTGTCGCCGCGAATGTCAACAACGACAATTTCTATTTGCTCGTCGCCGATTACGATTATTTGGTCGACGTGTCGGGATAAAACTAGCATCTTCAAAACTCCGTTTCTGAGTGGGTACGGGGGACGGTTAGTCTTTCGCGGTCAGCTCGGCGACAATCTCCGGCGGTAACGCGTTGTAAAGATTCCAATAGGTTTGGCAGTCCAGACAGGTCTGGCACTGGGTAAGATTTGAGAAGTGCAGCAGAGACTCCCAACGCACGATAAACGGATTTATCAGAAAGTAGCCGCGGCTATCGCAGTCGGGGCAGCCTCGCAGCTTGACAATTTCCGCACCTTGCGCGAGTGGCTCGGGGTGCTCTGCGCGGCCTCGCCTGATTTTCGTCGCGTCCATGGCTCAGGCGTCCGACGGTCTCACGTTGGTATATTCGTAGGACTCGAAGACGGGGTCGTTCTTCGCGTGCATTTCGAGGTCGCTTTCCAAATGCTCTTTGTCGTCCCACCAACCTTCCACCCAATGGCTCATTCGCCGGCGGCGATGGATGCGAACCCATGCGTGGTAGGGGGCCGCTTTCACATCTGCCAAGTCGACCGCGCCGGCGACTCCGGCTAGGCGCAGCATTGGCCGGCCATTGATCGCGAAGGCGCCGCCTATGGTCGTCGTGCGAACGGGCGTTTTGCCGAATTGGTAGATTACGCGCGTTGCGTCGGGGTTCCCTTTGTTCCATTGCTCGATCGCGTCCAGGGCGGCCGCTTCGTTGTTCATGGTCGCGGTATTCATTGGCTCAACTCCCCGTCGGTGTCGATCCACGCGACGATCGACCACCATTGCGGGCAAGTCGCGCACCATGTTTCCCCGTTTTGGCGAACTTCGCCGCGGACGTTCGCGAGTTCGGCGATTTGCTCGGGGGTTAGCCATCGTCCTTTGGTTTCGCCTCGCTGGAGAGCATAGGCGCGGACGATTGGCAGCGAAGAAAGGGGAACGGTTCCCAATGGCTCGATTGTTTCGGCCGTTTGCATGGCTGGAATCCCTGCGATAGGCGTTGATTGAATCGCGGGAACAACACGGCAGGGGCGCCAAGCTCAAACCAACTCGACGGCCCCCGCCGTGATTCCAGCGAAGTAAACACGCCCAACTATCCGCAGTACAGCGCAACAGATAGAGGGGCGCGAATTCGTCCAATCAATTGAAACACTCGCAAGATTGCCGCGATGGTATCCTACCGCGGCACGAGCACGACTCGCAAAAGTTAGAAGCTCGGCGGGCGTTCATTGACTGAACGGGGCCGAGTATGGGGTATACTCCATATCTGGTCAATATGGAGTGTGGAGAAAACTCCAGAATTATTCAGCTGTAGTTGTAAGCCTTCTTCCGATGGCGCGCACTAGCCGCGAGATGTACTCGAAACTGGGGGCATATTTGTATTTGTCGTTGAGAAAGCGGTATAGAAAGTCACGAGGTACTCCACTACGTTCCGCCAGTGCGGTAATACTTTCGCCATTGCTTCGCAGAAACTCATTAATCTCGTCGCGAATGTCATTGATTTCGGTTTCGTTCGTAACGGTTGCCATGTCTATCATGCTCCCAATAGTATCAGGGCCCAAGGCGTTGTCGAGCTCTTTATCATTCGCTGCATTAAGATGAATTTGCTTTCCTAATTTCGCGACGTTTTTCCAATGGCTATGCTTGGTTCCTGGTGTTGCTCCAAACTGAAATAGGTCGCATCCCATAGTGTTCAAATCGCTTAGCTTTGATTCGAGCTACGGGGCGGTTAGCGAATGAATTGCGACCACTTCGAGAGGTTGGAAGCAGTTGGGCCTCATCCTTTTCACTTCTGTTGGCTGATCCACATCTGGTCCTCTACTGAGAATTTTTCAATCTTCTCGTTGAATACTTTCCCGTCGAATCTCTTTATGGTGACCATGCCGCTGTCCACGCGAACCAACCTCCCCATAATCCACAGCGCATTTTTTGCATCATGAAATTGTTGAGGTTCGTAAACACTTGGACGAATGACTTTCGACTTCTGTGGAGTGATTGGAAGTTCTTCTGCGCGGAGCCCCCGAACGATTGCGGTTCCAAGTTTGTTCAGCAGCTCTACTTCTTGAATCCCCAGAATGTGACCGAGAACCGACGTTACCAAGTAAAGAATAATTCCCCATTTCAGTACTTCAGTTGGCTTTGATTTTTCCTCTAGCCCGTCGAAGCCTTCCTTCAACTTTTCCAATTCAGCCTTGATCGTCTTGCCCAAACCGGGCGCTATCTCATCCGATTTAGCGCTTATTTCTTCGAAAGAAAAGCCTTCGGCGATTGCCATATCCGCAAGACGCCCAAGCCTTTGCTTTTGCATTATCGAGAGAACGAAATTCCTAGCTTGCTCAATACCGTCTAGGAGCCCTGAATAGCCGAGGTCCATTAGATCTGCCACACCGTCGCAACCAGGCCGAGGGCACGATTGCTTGTTGTGTTGGAAGTAGACGTGGTCGCCATTTAAAATTGGCAGGAATGACTCAAACAGGAGGCCGCATCGACTGCATAAGGCAGGAACTTGCAC